GAGCCATACTATTTCTTTTGTTATCGTCACCGATACCTTCAAGAAGTCCGGTACGTTCCCATTTATCCATGAGAGCAGCACCTTGCTTCTGGAGGTCTCGTTTGACTAAACCTTCAGTCAACTTTTGTAAAACAGACATTTTTATTTCCTCCTTTAAATAATAATATTAAATTAATTTTATTTAATACCTGCTAAAGTTTTCCATCGATCAGAGACCGATAAATTTTTCGCTGCCTCTCTTTTTCGAGGTAGCATTGTTGTTGAAGAACGTCTCATCACCTCGCTCAGTGATTCTGGCTGTTTTTTAGTTGTCTTAACGGTGCTGCCCACTGCGCTCTGAAGCGTCTCATATATAGTTTTAGTTTCTTCAACATTTTTGGCCATTGTTAAATTTTCGACAATTTGAGTTTTTTGCCGCTCATTCAGGGAGTTATTCAACAAAACCTTGTTCGTGTATAATAATTTTGCATTAGCTAAATTTGATTCTTGAACTTTTCCATGAAGCGCGTATGCAACTTCTTTAGTTTCTTCTAATACGTTGTTTGCTTCTTCTAGTTTGTTCTTATAAAAATCAATTTGCTTTTTAGCTTTGTGCAAATATTTTTCATATGTTTGATTTGATTCTTGTAATTTTTCAAGCGCTGCACGAAGCTCTTCTAGCTCCTCGCGCACTTTATCGTCTTGTGCTTTTGCCAAGGCCAATTCTTCGGCCTCTTCTAAAGCTCCGTCAGGGAGTCCTTTCCATCCGGATTTCACCGAGTCCGGACTGACGTCAACCTTTAAGCCTTCTAGTAGGCTATAGAGCTGGCCTTCAGCCATCATCACTGGCTCTTCTGGTGGCATTGGACCCATACCCATATCAGGACCCATACCCATATCAGGACCCATACCGGGTGGCATTGGGGCGCCCATGGCTGCAGCATCTTCAGGAGATACTTCTTCTTCTTGAGCAACCAGATCATCCAGAGGAATAACAATAATTTCTTCCTCATCGGGGCAAGGGCATAGTTTTTCGCCACCTGTTGCTCCCAAGGGTACACTTTCCATTGCCGCGTCCGGTTCGGGACCAGGGGGCATGCCCATACCCATATCGGGAGGCATCGGAGGCATACCCATACCCATATCTCCAGGCGGTGGTCCACCAGCCATTAAAGCAGCTAAAGGATCTTCTTGTTCACCTAGAAGGTTTTCAACAGCTTCTTTGATTTGATCCGAGTATTTCTCGACCAAGTTGGATTCGGCGGATTTAATAGCCGCTTCTCTTAGCGTATTTGCATCAACAATAGCTTGCTCTAACATTGAAGACATTAATTATTTCTCCTGAGAATAGTATATACTGTTAATAAATAGTAATTGTTGGGTATAAAATCCATTTTGATTTTAAAAGGTGCTACAGGCGGCAAATATATTGACAGTGGCAGCTGTACCATTAACAAAAGCAACGCGATCAACGCCCAAAATTTGATAAGTTCTATACTCTCTAGCAGATGGGACATGATTCGCGGGAGTTGTAGAGGAATTCACTGCGTCAACTGAGACCGCAGTGGGCGCCGAGTTAGCACCAACAGGATCAAAAGATTGTGGCAATTCAAACCACCTTTGGAAAGCATGACAATATCCATAAACGGTTGTCACGGGTGCATTTGTATCCGAACCATCATTGGTCTCTTCAATCAGGATATGCAGATACCTTTGGTTTTCAGTGGCATATCCGGCAGTTGAGGCAGTAACACCCACCAAAGTACTGGTATCAGCCAGGGCCGTGATTGCTGTACCTGGGTCGCCGGCTAAATTTTTTGGACTTCTAGTTCTTCCCCAACTGTTATAAATATGTGTTGACATGTCATTGCTCCAATAAGATAATTATCTTCTTCTATTAATATTTAGTTTATTATTTCGCTCTTTTTCTGCTTTTCTTGCATTTTCTTTCTTTCTTTTTTTGAGGCGTCTTCTTTTTGTTGAAGGCTTCTCATATTGTCTACGTTCTCTAACAGTTTCAAGGATTTTCTCCTTTTTAACTTTTTTTATGAACCTTTTTATTAGTCTGTTCGGGTTTCCTCCAACATCCTTGAGCTTCACCTCAACATTTACTGCTCTTTTTTTTCCCATTATTAGTCTTCATTCTGAAAGTTTTTTCCATTTTCGGCCGGCCATGGCCATGAGTCCATCTATATTGACACCTTGGTCGCGAGAGCTAACCCCAGCTAGGGCACCATATTGTGACGACTCTTGTGATTCAGGAATAGGTTCTGTTTGATCAAAAAAATCGTATCCAGCAGATTCATTCAATCTCCTTATCCTCTCTTGTCTCTCCGCCTCATATCTTTCCTCAAGCTCCAGTAAGTGCGCAGGATCTGGCTCGCTCTTATTGGATTCAACAATAGTAGTTTGCATACCTTTAACCACTTCCGAAATGACATTTGATAAAACTCCTTCTTGGAGCAACACCTCGTTGATGCACTCCCTTACCATAGGCTTGATAATTCTTTTAATTTGTTCTTTTTTCATATTACAATCCAGATTTTAAAATTTCGTTTAAAGATTGTTTAACCTTATCAATTTTTTTAACTTCATTTAAGTTATTTTCTGCAAGTCCTGGCATGGCCATTAACTCAAGAGGGTTAAAAGCGGGTGACGCAGTTAATTTTTTAGGCTTTTGGTGTGATAAATAAGCTCCCGGAGTGGAAGGGTCTGATACCATATCGAAACAAATCAATTGAAAGTCATCTTCAACAATCGTATTACCATTTTGATTTTTGACAGAACCCAGTCCCCTAGAGGAGATTCCAAGCTTTACGCCAGCATTTATTAATTCTTTTAATACTTGGCCTGAAGGTGTTCCTAAAACTTCAACTTTTCCCATAACGTTATCTCCATCCCACCACATTTTAGTGATAAGATGAGAAGCATTCTTAAGATTGATCACAGAATCATCTGGATGATCTAGTTCTCCAAGTGCTCTTCTCTCACCAATTGCTTTTTGGTAATTTTCAATCTCTCTTTGAAGTATGTCTTTACGATATATACGACCATTGCCGTTCTTAACACCAGCTTTCTGACATACACCAACGAGAAAAACAGAACCTTCATTCATCCTTTTCTTTTCAGATTCAGTAAGGACGTCAAGAACACAGTTACCATCTGGGCATAGTGCATAAAACTCTCTTAGAAGCTCTTTTGCCATTATTTTTTTGCGCCTTTTTTGCCTTTCCACCAGCTTTTGGGGACTACATTCGTTTTTGTTTTCGGGGTTCCAGCTGCAGCATTGCCTTTGTTACCCGGCTTTGGTTCTTTCCAAACAGACATCTTATTATCTCCTTAAATTTTAGCAGGGCTCACCCCTGCGCGATAGAACTACCTTTACAGCATCGTCTGACTTCTGGTCTATTTTGCCTTCTCATTGTTTAACCTCCATTTCTGTTAAAAACATTGTTCATTCTTTCTGAACGGAAACCGAAATCTCCAACAATCGAGTACATAAGATAGGAAGTACCAGATGACAAAGATCCCAGTAGTAAGAAGTTGATGTAATTGTAATCAAAGCTAAATAGTTCTGTTAAGCCATTAATACTCCACAAAAATACACCAACCCAAAAGCCCATACACATGGGACAATGAAAAAAACCACCAAATTTTTCTTTGGATGGTCTTATCTTATTAAATATTGAACCACCGACTAACACTTGCGTCATTCCATACGCAATTAAAATAAAATACAACAAATCCATTTTAACCTCATCAAATTCTATAAATGCTGCCAATTCCGTAAGGTCGCATTGCTGCTCTAATGGAGCCTTTTTGGGTGTCATGATATTTTTTCGGATCGAATTCTGTTGAGTCTTCGGGACCGGGCTCTGTTAATCTTCTTTCCTCTTCTTCTTCGTAAGCTTTTCGAGTTAAGAAGCTGGGCCTTTCATCTTCCACAAACTTATATAAATTTAATAAAGCCATTTGAACCAAATTGTGTTCTTCCGTTTGAGGCATAAAAGCTTCCATAGACATAAAGACACTACCACCTTGAATTGAGTTTGGATCAATTATACCTCTTTTTCCCAAATATTTAAATAATCTTTCTTGTGCTGAGTAAACTTCGTCATTAAAATTTTCTTTCGGAAAAGCGACGATCTTGTTATCGGCTGTCATGATGGCAATGTCAATATCTTCGTGATCAAAAATCATAAGATCACCACCTAAAGTTTTTCTGACATTTAAGCGAATTTCCAGCTGCGGTGGTTTTTCCGGAGGTGGAGGCGGAGTTTGAGGTTGCCCTTTGGCGCCTTTTATAACAGTTGTTTTAACTCTTTTAGTCATCTTCTGATATCTCTTTTACCAAACCTTGAATTTTTAAAATGGTTTCAACCATTCTGGAGTCTACTTTTCTCTTTCGAAAGCCATCAATAATACTTAGAACTTGTTCTGTTTTTTCTTTCACTTCCATATCATTTTGAATACTTTTGTGATTAAGTGATTCCCTTAAAGTCTTTTTAAGGCGCGTAACCTCTTCATTTAAATATATTTTTAATTCTAAGCCATTGTCTGTGAAAGAAGTGACATATCTTTTCAACAAGCTTTGCTGTTCTTTCAGTAGTGTATTTGAATATTGACTGTTAAACTTCTTTACGAACACATTCATGGTCAACTTATCGAGCGGCTTCATTTTGTTTTCATTAAGATTATTTTTTGACGTTATTTTTTTTATTAATTCATCTTCCAAAAGAATTCTTGCTTTTGGAGGGGTATTATCCGGATTTAAAATCTGATAGATCGTGGCCAAATTTTTATAATTGGGAACAAAATTTGAAAATATGCTTTTGGACAGCTTTTTATTAATTTCATTAATTAATAAACTTTGCGCGTCAAAAACTTTCTTCTTGTTTAAATTTTGATAATCCACCTTAACCTCATACAAGAGTTTTTCTGCGAATTCAGGAGTCATATCTACATCTTCATTCAGTGTTTTATACAGACTTAGTTCTCTCGCCAACACACTATCTTTGTTGAAGTGATCTTTGATAATAGAAATTATGGTATTTTTTCTTTCCAAATTTTCATTTAACGAAGCCTTGGTTAGCTCCCTGATTAAAGCTTCAAATAGAAAAGCTGTATTTCTTTTTTTGTTGTGTTTAAACTTCATCTTCTTTGGACTCCATTCTTTCTATCAACATTTCAATTTCTCTGGAATTTTTCAAAATGTTTTTCTCCTGTATATCATAAGTAGATTCTAAACCTTCTGCTATTCCATAAGAAAGTGATTTTAAATCTTTATATCCAGATTGTCCCTGAGCTATCATCGATCGATGACGTGCCCCAGCAGGTCGACGGTCTCCTCCTCTGAATTGTTTTGGGGTATACCATTTTCCTTTTGCATTTGGACTTAAGTGTGCAGCAGGATGAGAGCGACTAACTTTGTACCAATCCTCCTCATCACGCTTACCAGGAGGGGGAGCTTCTCCGCCCTCACCAGGTGGTGCGGCCAAAAGCATACCTCCTTCATCCGGAGGAGCCTCTCCTCCGCCTTCTTCTGGTGGAGCTTCTCCTTCAGGAGGAGGGCCTTCTCCTGGGGCGGGAGGGACACCCCCAGCTTCTCCGCCAGGTCCAGGCAGAGGTGGGGCCCCTGCGCCGCCTTCGGCGCCTGGTGGGGGTGCAGAAGCGATTGCTTCAACTGCTTTCTCCAGCGATGCCATAAACTTCCTATCATGGAACATCTCTCTTTGAATTCTAAGAAGCTGTTCTTCTGACATTCCAAAAATATTCTTGGATATCCATTGTCTGCTGAAATATCCTTCCGTTGCTGCTCCAGCCACATCAAACTTCATTCTCCAATGTTCTAGTTCTTGAAGTTCCGCAATTTTTGAGGGATTATTAAGCCTCAATTTGAAAGATAAGAGGTCCTCGCCTCTGTAGCCAAGTGTGAACAAGTGTACAACACCAATTTTTTCTAATTCAGATACCACGACTCTTTGAAGCCTCTGAACTGTCCTGGCAAAGCGAATATCTTTTTGTGCTAATGTTGTTTTATCTTCATCGGAACCCTCTGCTCTTGATAAATAAGACGCAGGTATTTTGAGGGCTGCAAATAATTTATCCCTCAAATATTTAACGTCGTCGATATCTCCGGTATAAGTACCACCCGGCAGATTTTCTATTCTAGAAGATTGGTTTCCTCTAACTGGAATGTAATAATCTTCTTCGATACTCATCGGATTGTACCGAAGGTCTACCCTACCGTCATTAACGTCAACGACTTGATTGCGCTTCATTTGAGTCATAACTCTTTGCATATATTGTTCAACATCATCAGGTGAAATATTTCCAACATCGATATAGAATACTCTTCTTTCCGGAGACCTGACAATACGATAGGCCATCATTGCGTCTTCCAAAAGTGTTAGTTGGCGCCAAATTCTTCTTGCTGGTTCTAATACAGAGGTTCCGTATGGTGAATATTTGTCATTCCCCAGAATCCTGAAGTGTGATATTTGCCAGTTTTCAAAAGTTATGCCACCAGAGTTCCATTGAAATTGTATGTAATTTGGATTTGTTTTATCTTCACCTTCAAGTCTTTCAACTTCATTTGGTGGTAAACCCACGGCATATTTAATCCCATCTTTATCGTCAATGTCTAAATAAAGGAAGAAATCTCCATATTTACACATTGTTCTACACCAGCCAAAAAGGTTGTATTCTAAGTTTAATATATTGTGATAAAGCACTTCCAAGACAGACTTGATTTCTTCGTTGTCACAACGAATATCCATCATTGCACGCAAGGATGTTGATGTTGTCATCTCATCAGCGTAAATATCTAAAGAAGAGGCAATTTCTGGCGTGTATTCCATTTGATCAAAGTCGACGTATCTCTCATTCCTATTTTGATTAGCAAAGAAATTGGATTGCATCTTATCATAAGGATTATGAGCCGATTTCTTAAAATTTTGTCCACTGGATGAACGGAATCTAAAATTATCTAGTTCTCTACGTTTAAGTTTTCGAGGGACTTGTTTCCTGTAGTTGACTATTGGTCCAGAAAGAAGCCTTGTTAGTTGTCTAAATAACTTGCTTTCTGAATTTCTTGGATTTCTTCTTTTATCGACCATATTTTATTAACCTTTTACGAGCCAAATGAATTTATCTTGCTTTTTTCTCTTTTTTTCCAGATTCGCAGAATTATTTTTAAAGCCCGTCATACCTTTAATTGATGTGTTCATCATTTTACCAGACTTTTGCATCGAATTTAAAAAAGCTTTCTTATATTTTAAATCTCTTTGATTGATAGTGAAAGCAATATCTTTAACCCAACAACCAATAGCACAAGACATGATTAAGTCATCATTATATTTTTTCATCGACTGCGGGCGGCCATTTTGCCAGATAAAAGTTTTCATTTCGTTAATCAGCCTGTTGGAATACACTGTAATTAGTTTATTTCGAATGAATTCTTCCATTTTAGCGACAACTAGGGGCCTTGTCTTTTGAGTGGTCGTGAAACCAGCGACAGCGCTGTTAGAATTTTCTGCAATAGACGGCTCTGCATATTCATGTGATGACTTATAGGAATAATAAATATTCGGATATCCCTTATCTCTTAATTTTTCGAGTACTGCAAATCCAACAGAGTTATTTTCAACGACAATCATACAATTTCCGTACTCTTTTCCCGCGCCATGGAGCAAGTCCGCAAATATATCAGGTGTTGCTTTTCCTTGATATTCTGCCACAATTTCCATTGTTTCTATTTTGAAAATGTGGAACGCCGAGAAATCATTTCCATCGCCTCGCGCAACATCTGCTGAAAGCATATAGGTGAACTCTGGATCGTGTTCCTGCCAGATCCAAAAATTTCTATCAAAACCTGTTCTATACTT